CGGAAATAGATTCGACGGGGCGGAAGGGCCAAAAGCAGGCACCGCACTGCACCAGGGTGCAATTCCCTGCGGCTCCACCACCATATTTTTGATATATTTATCTATTCATTATTACCCGGCTAGTTCCGGCCTGAACGGGAAGAGCCAAAACAAAATATCACTTCCGGGCAAAAGGACCGGGAGGGAAAGGGAGCGATAAGTCATGTTAGAGGAAATCAAGAATCTGTTGGCAGAAGAGGGTGTGGAAGAAGAAGAAATCCTGGAGACGATCCGGGGCAAGTTTGTGACCACGGAGGCGGTGGAGGGATTCCTGGAGAGTGACGACGGTAAGCGGCTGTTGCAACCGCGGCTTGATAAGTATTTCACCAAGGGGTTAAAGACTTGGCAGGAAAACAACCTGGACAAGGAAGTTCAAACGCGCGTTGACGCAAAGATCAAGGAGCTGTATCCCGACGAAACACCGGAGGGTAAGAAGCTGCGGGAGCTGGAGCAGAAGATCGAAGAGTCTGAGCGCAGGCGCATTCAGTCAGAGCTGAAGAGCATGGTAGTTGCCGAGGCAACTGAGAGAAACTTACCCGTGGATATAGCGCGGTTCGCTATTGCCGGAGACGAAGAGACTACCAGGGAAAACCTGGCAAAGATTGACGCTGCTTTTAAGGCTGCTGTTGCTGAAGCAGTAAAGGGTAAATTCAAGGAGCATGGCCGGGACATGGAGCCTGGCGAAAAGGAACCTTCCGATTTCTCCAAAATGAGCATGGCTGAATACGTGGCCAGGCGGGAGAAGGAGGGTATTAAAAAATAAGTAAAGGAGTTGTTTTACATGAGTAACGCTTTTTTGTCTGTTGCGGAAATTGCGAAAGAGAGCCTGTTGAGGCTTCGCAATAACCTTGTAATGCGTGAGTTGGTTTATTCGGATCATTCGGGTGAGTATGCACAGAAGGGGGATACGGTCAACGTTCGTATGCCTGCAACCTTTCAGGCAGAGGACTTTTCCAGCTCTATTTCGGAGCAAGCGGTAAAAGAGGGTGCGGTTCCGGTGAAGCTGGACCGTATTGCTGACGTATCCGTGGATATTACCAGTAAAGAGTTGACCCTTAACGTTCAGGACTTTGGCTTCCAGGTTGCGGAAGGGGCCATGCAGGCGTTAGCTCAGAAGATTGACGCTGATCTGCTTGAGCTTTACGCTGACATTCCCTACGTTGCCGGTGGAGCGACACCGGGCAATCTGCCTAATGCGCTTGCTGATATTGCCGGCGCAAGGCAGGTTTTAAATGAGCAAGGTGCGCCGTTTGGCAACCGTTCGGCTGTCTGGAACCCGGCGACCGAAGCAAACCTGATTATTTTGGACGCTATTGTTGGCGCTGACAAGAGTGGCAGCACCGCTGCGCTGCGTGAGGCGGCTGTGGGGCGGGTGCTGGGCTTTGAAAACTACATGGGGCAGAACGTTCACACACACACCAAGGGAACCCTGGCCATACAGGACGGTAAGACCGAGATTCTGCCTGACGGGGCGCACACTGCGGGGGCTACTACGTTGAAGCTGAAGCAGGTGGAGAACGGCGGAAAAGCCGTCAAGGGCGACCTTATTGACATTGCCGGCAAAGGCCGGTTCGTGGTTACGGCGGAATCTGCTGCCGCGGCCAGCAATAAGGTTGAACTTTCCGTTTATCCTGCGCTACCTGTGCTGGCTGGCACCGAGGCTGTAACCCTTGTTGATAGCCACGTGGCAAATCTGGCCTTCCACCGGAACGCCTTTGCCTTCGTAAACCGGCCTATGGCGCTGCCGCTGGGCGGGGCTGCCGGGGCTGTTGAGACCTTCGAGGGCATTTCGCTGCGCGTGACCATGGGATACGCCATGTTGAGCAAGAAGAACACTATCTCCTTCGACGTTCTCTACGGTTGCAAGACCCTACAACCGGAGCTTGCTTGCCGTGTCTGGCGTCAATAAGAAGAACGGGGGCCGGGGCAATTATCCAGCAAGGTATTCCCGTTTTGGTAATACCTTTACACAGTAGGTGCCTAACAAAGTGTTAGGCACCTACCCGATTTAGTAGAAGGAGGCGGCTGCTATGAGATACGGGATTATTACTCTGGGGCAGGCTAAGTTGCTGTTAAGCATTCCTGCTGAAGATACGTCCAGAGACGATCTGATCGAAGAACTCATACGACAGGTTGAAGCGGACTACGAGCGGATCCGCAACAAACCATTCGATACTACAGGGTATGGCAAACCGATCTATCCTAAGGGAGCAGCGCTGACCGCAGCACAAATGATTCAATTCCATTTAAACGGAATGAGACGAACTGGTATTGCAGCGCAAAGCCTGGGCGATCACTCTGTGACTTTTACCGGAGAATTAATGGAGGGTTACCCTAAAAGTATTGTTGGAAAGATCAGGCGCTATGTTGGGTTTAAATAATGCACTTGAGCGCCTGTCAAGGGGGCAAAGTTAATGCCGGTTAATATCTATTTTGATCAGAGCTTCCATAGCGAACGGTTAGCGCAAGTGGCAAACCCGTTTGGAGGTTACGGCGATACCTGGACGGATAGCGTTACGTTTAAGGGCTGCCTACGACCGCTGACAGCGGATAAGCAACTATCTGCTGACCGTCAAACCATAGTCGCAACGCATAGGCTGTATTGTCCGATTATTGACCTGGCGGTGAATGATCGGGTTGTTGATAGCGCTGGACGGGTATACCGGATTGTTGGGGTCATTGATTCCATGAGCGCGGGTGGGTATCTAACCGCAGACCTGCTCTTCTCTGAGCACGATCAGGACGCCGAACCTGAACCGGAAGAAGAGGCTGGTGAAGAGAGTGGCGGAATATAAGAGTTATGTTCGCGAAGTAAAAGCGGAGTTGGGTGAACGCCGGGATAAGGCGCTGGAGGCGCTGGCGCAGTTCGGGTTGTCTGAAATCACCGTTCGAGCACCGGTTGATACTGGAGCGCTGCGGGATAGCTACGACTATGAAGTTGAACCGGACGCGGTAACCTGGGGTTCGCCTATTGACTACGCACCCTGGGTAGAGCTGGGGACCTCTAAGAGCAGAGCACAACCGCACCTAGTTCCAGCGATAGAGGAAAACCTGAAGCGTATGGAGGATCTGCTTCAAGAAATCTACGCAAAAGGGTAAGGGGGGATCCTATGAGTAACATAATCACAGACTTGTTGGAAGTGCTATACGAACGGATTGGGCAAGCTCACCCACGGGTTTATTTTGAGGAAGTGCCAGAAAAGGATCCCGCTACTGGTAAGGCGGTCAGGTTTCCTTATATATGCTACAAGCTGCCAAACAGTATCAAGAGGGAGCTTCCTGAAGAGTTCACGCTTGAGGTGGATTGTTGGGATAATAAGGGCGACACTACCCGTTTGGAGCTGCTGGCAGCTGCTGTTGACGATATGCTGCACTGCTGGTGCAGGTTGTTTAATGGGTTCGGCTTGAGAGTATTTAGGTTAAACCGGCTCCAGGTGCCGGATCCTGATCCGAAGATAAGGCGCAGACTGTTGCGCTACCTGGTAAGGGTTTATTTTATCAATCAGAAAGGAGTTGTTAAATCATGAGTGGAGCAATTACTAAGGCGACTATTCAAAATCTGCTTTTAGACGCTGGCGTGGTATATCTTAATTATGGGGCAGAGGGAGAACGGATCCTGGGGGCTACCGAGGGCGGCAATACGTTCACTGTAGAGCGGGAAGTTAGAGAGATTCCCGTTGACGGTGCAAGGGGTAAGGTAAAGGGCCTACGGCGCATTGTTGAAGAGAACGCTCACCTGGTAGTCAACCTGAAAGAGCTGTCTGCTGATAACATTCGCCTAGCGCTGGCCGGGGCTGACGTGAGCGACTATCCGGTTGACGAAGATAAGACCCACGACGAAATCAGGAGCACTGGCGAAATTACCGAAGGGGATTATAACGGTAATGTGGCGCTGGTGGCTACTCTGAGTGGGTCCAGTAAGCCTGTCGTATGTGTAATCGAGAACGCATTGTCTGACGGTAACTTTGAGATTGGTGGCACTGATAAGGAAGAAGCGGTTGTGCCGGTCACCTTCTCAGCACACTTTGATCCCGAAGACATGGCGACGGTTCCCTGGGCGATTCGCTATCCGGTTATGGAGCTTAGCGACGTTACTACGATTTACACCGTCAGGCCGGCTGTCGTTCTGGCCATTTCCAACACGCCTGAGGCTGAGCTAATCACTGTAGCCAACAATACGACTGTGGGTGGTCTGATGGCTGCTATCCGGGCAACTGACGGAAGTGCACAGACCTATGCGGTTGAAAGCAGCGGCAGCGAAGAGAAAGATCGTCAAGACGAGCTTGAGGACGGAGATAGGCTGATCGTCACCGCTGAGAACGAAGAGGACAGTGCGGAGTACGGGGTTGCTGTTTACGATCCGGGTGAGTAAGCGCACTTGAACACAAG